AACTTATTGCTTTTGCAATATGAGTGCCATACCTCAAGGTCATCTAAGTTAATTTTTGAATTGCTTACCTTTTGAGCGTTAGCTGGATGTTGCAACACATAACGGAATAAACTTGCTGGGTTTCTTGTTGGTCGAGTAATCCATGTGCCTGTTGCTGAATCATAGTCGGGGCAAACAGATTGAACAGTTCCAGTAATGCCGTCAATTTGACCGTTTAACTGGTCTGTTGCTTTTACCCGCAAAGCGGTCATGCACAGCTTCACACCTCTGGGTGCTACTACTGGTCTGATATTTTCAAAACCAGTTACAGATTGATAATATGCCTTGTGGTATCTTTTATACTTTACTCCGCCAGTTGTGTACTCATCTTCTGAGTCATTTGTTCTGCGTACTCGAACCTCGTATTTGCCTTTAGCAACATCAAAAGAACGAACATATGTAAATGCGTCTTTGCGTTTGTAATAAGATTGATTGCTTGAGCCAAGCGAAACTGTGTCTGCATCAGCGCGGACAATGGAACCAGCCGCAATTGTTGCCTTTAAGCCAGAATAGGTTAGATTGCATCCAGTAATAGAAGCGTCGCGCCTATCTATGGTTTGAACAATATCATTGCCGTAGACGCAAACTTGCCACAGTTCTTCTTCACCTTCTTCTATTGCTGGCAACCGGTCAAATGTAGTATTAAAGCCATAAGTATCATCTTGCAAGCGTGCCAGCAAAGAGCCTGATGGATTTGAATACTGCGAGGCAGTAAAAGAGCCATCATAACGTTTGATGTTGCAATCCTCGTCAAACGTAAACCTTGTCCAGCGATATACCTTTTCTTTTTCCGCATCAGAATCAATGTTAAACCAAGCGGAAGACAGGCTTAATGTTGTTTGTTTTGACTTCTCACGAATATCGCCCCAGTCCGTAAGTGGAGCCAACGTATCTGGGTCTAGTTGCCTGTATTGAATTTGCGCCCTAAATGGCGTGTCATACGCTTTTCCAGCGTTATCCCCATCAAGCGCAATTCTTCGTAAACCCTCGGGGAAGTAAAGAGCGACACTAATTGAGTCACATTGGTCTGACAAGACTTGTTCTCGCCAAGGACTTCCTCCAGAGGTTCCATCGCTTATCAACTCAATACCGACAGCATCTTGACTTACATCTTTTCCATAGATGCTATTGAATCTGCTTATTTCGTTTCCAGATTCAGTTTGATAGTCATTGATTGTTTCGTATTTTATGCTTTCATAGCTGGTTAGCTTTGTATCGCCAACACGCAAATCAGATACGGATAAATCACCATATCCCCAAACAAGCAACATTCTTAAATAACTTGTTGTTGAGTCACTTTCTGCGTAATTTATGGCTCCAACTGGAGGAGTAAATTTAACCTTACCCAAAACAAGAGGAATTGCGCCATAAGGGTTTGCGTTGTTTGTGCCGCCTTGTAATAAATTTTGAGACTTTGCGCCAGCATCAAAACTAGGGAGTTCTGGCAACCTTGTTGGGAATATCGCGTTGACAAGATAAGATGCCGCGACACTTACAACGGCGCTACCAACAGCCGCAGCCGTTGCCGCCGTCATACCAAATGTAGTGCCTAAATAAGAACCAACAATAGGACCTAAATAAACAATGGCAACGACAACAATAATTGCTTTAAAAGCTTCTTTTCCCGCAACAGAGCGATATTCAACACGTTGACCATGTAAAGGTTTGTATTCAAACCATTGGTCTTTGGGAATTACTTTCCCGTCAACCATGATGATGGCATTGGTCTCAATCTCTTGAGGCACGTTGTTTGCCAACTTTATGCGTTGCTCAATCTCATGGAGAGTTAAATCAGAACTAAAAACACAGTCAACACGTTGTGTTTTAAGTGGGTGAGGTACTGCTGAAACAGCCACGGCATTTGGCTGGTATCTAAAAGCACCGACAATGCGGCGCTCCCATTTGCTTGAATCAAGGCGCTCAATTACAGAGGTGCGACCTTGGGAGATGTTTAAAAACTTGCCATCACCGATGTATGTGCCAACATGGGACTCAAAGCCCATCACCTTAAAAAGGATGACATCACCCTCTTTGTAATCTTGGACTTGTACCCACCCCTCACGCTGAGTGGCAAACAATTCCTCTAGTTCAGCCTCATCACTTGTTTGTTGCTCGACAAAAGACGGGAGTTCATTGTTGAACTGCTCTTTTTGAACTAGGCGAACCAAACCCCAGCAATCAAGACCTTCCTCGCGTGTCCGACCTTTTTCTTTGTATTGGATACCGATATAGTCATTGTGCCATGCCATCAGAATAGTCCCGGAAAATAGGACGGTGTGAATGTGTGGCTCGGGAATGGTTCAATAGCCAATGATTCAACCGTCAGGTCAGCAGTTATCTGGTTAGCATTGTAACTGATGTTGGTCAAAATGAACCCGCCAAAAGTAATCTCGACAACGTCTGGGTTGCTTTTCAACACTAAGTCAATTTGGACGTTTGGTGGCGTTGTGATTGAACGAATGACTGGCGTTAAGTAACGAGTGACATCGTTAATAATCAACTGACAACGTGGAACCGATGACTCCTCCTCTGTTGGCAGAGTCAGATTAAACGGCAAAAACATATACTCGTTAGAGTTTGAGATTACGCCATATAAAACCTCGGAATCGGTTTCGCTTAGACGCTCGGTATAGTTGTCAGCAAGACGTAAGGATGGGCTAATCTCAGAGCTTGAAATTGTCAAAAGCACTATTAACGAGTCATCCGACTCCTGAGAAAACATTGCCTTAATAGCATCGGCTGAAAGGCTATTCAACCGACTCATGGCATTTGCTCCAGCGTCATTGCCACGTTCCAATAACCTATGGCTGATTCACTTATTGTGTATAAGCCACCCTCAGAAGATGGAACAATTCTTACCTCCACATCATCGCCAGTTCTGGGGTGTGGGAAATAAAAGCGAGAAACGCCACCTATTACTTCAACAAAAGCCTCCAATTGCTCGACTTGTGATGTTGACATAATGAATGTCATAGCCATTTGATTGGCTTTGTTGCTTCGCTTGCGTATCTTCGCAGCACCAGCATCCATAGGCGAGACAAGATAATTGTAGCCAAAGGACTCACTAAATGAGCCTGAGACTGGTGATTGCGGCAACCCTGCCGCCCATGTATATGATGCCGCCATTATCGCCCTGCCAACATAGGTGAAGCGCCAAAAGTGTTCCTAATTGCGCTATTTGTCCGTGAGCCAGCGCGTGAAATTTCACCCGCCACCATATCGCCAATCGTAACATCAATCCTGCGCCGTCCACGGCTGTCGACTGTCTCTTTGGCTGTTGCTTGAGAGTTGCTGTTGTTAATGATATTTACGGATACTCCACCGCCACCCATAGCATTGTTAGGGATGATTGAGCCAGACTGGTTAGGTACAAACATCTCCATGCCTCGCTCACCAACCATGTAAGGCTTGCCAGCCTGCACTGAGCCTCCGATAGCTTTCATTGGCGGCAAGGGTACACTAGGCGCAGAGGCTTGCAATTTAAACATTTGAGCCAGTGGTGCAGTAATCCGTTGTTGGATAACCATCCGAATCAAGTCATTGATGACGCTATTTGCCATTGACTTAAACGCATCTTTGACGCTCATGGTTCCATTGACCAAGCCGACCAAAGAATCCTCAAGAGCAGTCATGCCACCAACAACCACGCTTTCCATTGCTTGATTGAGTGTGGGCATACTGTCAGCAAAATCCTTTAGTGGACTCTTGACCTCAACAAGACTTTCTTTGATGGTTTGCAATTCTGCTGGCAATGAGTTTTGACGCTTGCCACGTTGTTCTGGGTCAAGGTAGCCTGAAAACTTTATTTTGTTAGCATCAATAACAGCTTGATTGGCTTTTTCTAATTCTTCACTAATAACTTGCAACTCATTAGGCAATGCTGTCTGGCGCTTGCCACGCTGTTCTTGGTCAAGATAGCCAGAGAAGTTTTCATTAAATTTTTTAAGTGCGTCATCCCTTAAAGCATCTTTTATTGCTTTAATTTTTTGCTCAAGATTTTGATATTTTTTATCGAGCTGTGGCGCAAGTTTTACGTTTGCTTGCTCAGCAGCGGTTAAGCCCTCCCAAGCGGCTTTTGCTTCTGCATCCCACATTTCATCAGTTTTGATTTTGGGAATGATTGGTTTAGCTGTGCCAGATAATCTTGCAGTCTCAGCGGCAGTTTGATTATCATTACTGTTTCTAAGTGCTACTATTCGTTGCCAATATTGGAACTGAGCTTTTGCTTCTGCAATGGCACTTTTTGCATATCGCTTAGATAGCTCGTTTCCAGACTCCATTACCTTGTTTAATCGTTCAAACTCGGTTCGATATTTTGCGAGGTTTTCTTCTGGGGTTGAAAACAAAGTATCCCAGCCAGTGCTAAGAATAGACCTTAGCGTGCCACCAAGCTCGACCAACTCCGTCATTTTGTTGATGACGCCAGTGATTGTGAGCGTTAGGGAAACTAATGCCCCATTCAACCCAGCTTCGCCAATGGCAACAGCTAGCGTATTGGTCGCATCACCAAGGTTTGAAAATGCGCCATTTAGTGTTTTTGATTGGCGCTCAATAGCACCAGCAAACTTTGTCTGACCTAGCTTATTTAAATAAGCCAGCATTTCCTCAGAGTTTTTATTGATGGTCTGAGTAACGCCACCAAAAGTTAACTTGATCTTGTTGCCTTCAGTATTGGCTTTAATACCAAACTCTTTAAGGCGCTCAAATTCACCAACAGCCGCATCCGCAACCGCCTCAATAAATTGATCTAGGCTTTTGCCTGTGCCAGAAGCAATGTTTCCAAAGGCAGTTAGGGAATCGATGGATGGCGTAATTCCTCGAGCAACTAGCTTATTAAACCCGCCAACTACTTCCTCTAACGCAAATGGAGTTGTTGCGGCAAAGTTTCTAAGGACTTGAAATTGTTGCGCTGCCGCTTCAGCAGAGCCTGTAAACGTAATTAGGCTTGCTTGTAGGCTCTGAAATGAACGGTTGGCATCTACAACGTTTTTGACTATTAAGCCAGCACCAATTGAAGCCAACGCTCCTTGAACGCTAAAAACAGCAGAGCGTAAGCCGCCCAGTGATGTCTTTACGCTCTTAAAAGCACCAGCGGTTTCGTCTTTCGCTCTTAACCGAATGTTAACGTCATTGACCGCCATGTTTTTCCTCTTTCAGTTCAAAATAGGCAATCCATTCGTGCAACTCGGTCACAGAGATTTGCTCAATCTCCTCAATCGTCTTGTGCAAACGGTCTGCAAGCGCAATCAAGTTGAGCCGCAAGCCGTCTGCCTTCAGTCGTTTCCCAGTTGCTCCACCGACTCAACGGTTGAGAACATTTGCCCCGCAATCGCAGAGATAAGCGTTACAGGTTCGCGCATCAAGAAAGGCTTGTCTTCCAACGTGAACAGCTTTTCGCCATCCTTGTCTTCTGCCTTCATAATCAGCAAATCAACCATTGCCGCCACAGTAGGATTGCTCATAAAGTCTTTATGCTTGCGTTGCAACCTGTCAACGTCAGCACAAGTCAATGAGCCTGTGTAAATGGCTAGTGGAGCATCATCACCCCACTCAGCCACTTCAATCATACTGCGATTGCTTTGCCGCTTCGCGGCGATACGTTGTCCTAATGACATTAGGCGACCGTATCAGTAGTCAATGCGCCAGTGCCTTGAATCGAAATTGATGCTTCGACCATGCCATCAAATGATGAGTTAACGGTCAGACCAGTAACGATTGCAGAGCCACTCAGGTATGTGTCGCCAGAGGTTGAGCCTTCTGGGTATGCACCAAAAGTAATCTCTGAGCCGACAGTCATAGCGGATTGACCATTGGTGTCTGTTTCGTCCCAATACACTTCAACAGAGCCACTCCATGAGGTCAGGCTGGGTTTGTATGTACGGGCGGCATCGCCCATCGTGGTATCTTCGATAGTGTCAGCGGTTGAGCTGATTGAGAATGAACGGACTTCGGCGACAGCGTTAGCGCCTACCTTGACGGTTCCTTCTGAGCCTTTATGTGTAGCCATGATTTTGCCTTTCGGTTATCGGGACTTATACAGTCCCACGGGTGAAATTATACTGAACTCTTGCGGTTACGATAACCCCTCCAATCGGGTCAATTGAGCCTTCATCAGTCTCAACCGAAATGATTTGAGTGTCAAGCGCATAGCCCCCGCGAGTTCGGTCTACGTCTAGCGCGTTCTCCATCGCCTCAACCAACTGGTTGCGTGCGGTGTCCAATGAGGTAGCCTTGACGTAACCAATCATTTGGTAATCAATGCTGCCCTCGCGTAATATGTCTGAGCCGCCAATGGTGGCATCCTCGCGTGTCTCTGTGGAGGACTGAACCAGAATGGCAGGGAATTGTGCGTTTGATAGCTTCTCGAAATCAAAAGGCTCACGGGTGACGTACTTGGCTTGCACAGGCGTAGTCATAGCCCTCAGCGTAGTCACGATGTTTGCGGCAATTGATTCTCGTTTACTCATACTTTAATTCGCTTAAAAAAGAACTTCCGCAATCTATCCTGCTCAAGCGCGTTAAAACCAAAGAACGGTCTGGTCTTATTGTTAAACGCTGCCTTCTTTGCCTCTGTTGACCGTGTAAAGTAAATCTTGGCAACGCCAGACTTAACCTTTGCACTAGCCATTGCACCAAGCATCTCGCCTCGTAAACTAAGGTTCACGGGGCTGGTGGGTGCGCCACCGAATCCTATTGTCCTATCAGTAGAAGCCCAACCCTGACCTTTACGTTTAACGTACTCAGGCGTATATGCTTTAAATGCACCAGAGTACCCAACGCCTTTTTTTGTCCTATCCAAAATCACATCTGTACCGAACTGAGCCGTTTGAATCAATGCTCGGTCAACAGCCTGCGGCATTGACTTCTGCATCTTTGATAGTTCTCGCTCCAACTTCTTGGAGTCAAAAACCATATTTATGTTCATCGGTATAGGCGTCCGTGGTTAATCGGGCGCTTTTCCTCGTCGGTAATCACTGAGTCATCATTGGCATCGTATTCAACGCCATCCTGCAAAACGCTCTCAAGTTCCTCCGAATATCGGCTTTTGTAAAACTCAATCATGTTTTGGAAACGGTCACCATCAACCCAGTTCGTGAGTTTAGGCAAAGCGTACTTCCACAGCACCAGATAAGACGCTGTTTTAGTCCATTGAGAACCCGTTAGCAGGGTAGCGTCCATCTCAGACGCCAACTGCAATTTGGGATACCACTTAGACCGAATAACACGCTCAATATCGGCTTGAGCCAATGCGTGCTCATTAGCGAATGAGGCAATGCCAAAGTCCAGAATATCTGGAACGATTGCTTGCAAGTCTGAATCTGTGCTGAACGCCATTTGTTAATCCTCAGTTAAAAGACGCCCCCACACCACTATGATGCAGGGGCTTTCTTTTACTTACAGACCAGCGTCAAAGTACATCTCAACGCCATAAGAATCGTCCAACTCACCGACACCGTAGATGGCGGTAGCGTTCAATTCCCATGCGCGGTTAGATGCGTCACGCTGTGGCTCGATGTTGAAGTCACGCTTCATTGCCAAAGCCAAGGCTTCAGGAGCGAAAATCGCGCCTTTAGCATCGCCTGAACCATCGATAGTCACGTTAGCAGACTCGAAAATGTCGATGCCAGCGATAGTGCCGACATAGCCATTACGCATTGCTTCGTTCTGCAAGTCACCGCCATTGGGGTTGGCAAAGGTGTTTGTCAGGTTAGCTTTCAAAGCGTAAGTCTGATAGGGGTGGAACACACCAACGATGCGACCCATTACCTTGTTAGCACGCAGGGTTGCAGCGGCTTGGAACAGGTAAGCGGCAGACAGTTCGGTAGTCGTAGCACCCAAAGAGCTTGAGAAGCCATCGAACAGAGCGATAAGGTCTTTGTCCATCTTGGTAGCGATAGCGTTACCCAACACCGTACCGAGTTCTTCAGCAGGGTTGCCAGCGCCCATTGCGGCGAGGTCAGTCAACAACACTTGTGCGCCAACTTCAGCAACCGTGATAGACACGCTTGAAGTTGAAACAGCGGTAGATGACATATCCGTACCTTCGGTCAGCGCGGCGGCTGTGATGGCTGGATACTTGGGCACTTGAACTGTTTTACCAGCTTGTGCGTCGATGTTGTAGACGGTAACGAGGTTACGCAACAGAGATTGCTCTTCTGCGGTGTAACGTGCTTGTGCGACGATATTGACAAACAAGTCGTCTAAGGTGCTTGAGGTGGTTGCTGCCATGATTTAACTCCAGAAAAAAAGAAAGTGGTTATTTGCGCTTTTTACTGGCGGCAAAGGCTTCACGCCCACCGTTTTCCCAGTTACTTAGCATCTGAGCCACAGAACTTGGCTTCTGTGTCGAGCCTCCAGCATTGCCACTTGAGCCAGCACCACCAGCGGAGGCGCGAACAAAATGAGGATTAGCCGTTAAGAATTCTTCCATCAGTTCATTGACTGATAGCAATTCACCGTTGTCATTGTAGCGAATACTTCCGTTCTTATCAAGAATCTCGACTTGACCGTCATCGCTCAATCTGGTTTGACCTTTTAGCAAAGCCGAAACCTGTTCGGGTGAAACTGCATTTTTAGTTGATGCGGCATTTAATAACGCACCATCAACCTGAATCTGGTGTAGCTTTGCAGTCAACGATTGAATTGTCATGTCTTTCTTTTCGACAGTCTTTTTCAATACGTTTTCAAACTCGCCACGTTCCTTCTGGCGCTCTAACTCGGCTTGCTCACGTTCTGCCAAAACGCGCTTTGCTTCGTCAATGTCTACGCCATCGGTCATTTTCTCAAACCGCTTACGCTCTCGCGCTAAACGCTGCTCAAGAATCTTATCTACATCCGCTTGCGTGAATGTCTTACTTACCCCACCGCCTGATTGTTCATCGCTTGGTGTACTTACTTCATCATCCATGATTTCATCGCTCATGTGCGTATCCTCTTTCGAGTGGTTAAAAAACAATTACTTGGATTTCTTCTTTTGTGTAGAGGGAATCCAACCCGTTTTGCGTAATGTACCATAAACGTAAGCATTAGTTCGCTCTTCGCCCAAACGCTTTTTCTTGGCTTCTTTACGCAATTCCATTTCTAGCTTCTTTGGCATGGCTAACCCCTAAGTTGAAACGCCTTCTGGGACTTCTTGCTCGACATAGGGAACTTCAGCAGCTATTGCCTCAAGAATCAAATCTTCTATGTCGCCAGAGGTTGCATAGTTGATGCCAGTGATAACAGGCTCAACACCAAATTTATCTATATGCAACTGAATAATGTCTTTAAATTCAAGAACCTTCATTTAAATACTCCTTAATTATTTCATCAAACCTTGTCGCCATGTTGGGCATCCTTTGCTGCACAAGCTCCCAATACTTTGTATTTCTCAATGCAAATAGGTTGGCAAAAGCCTCTTGTTGGCGAGAACCCTTCCGCTTGTAATAAGAAGTTCCATGTCCATGACCTCCAAACATTGTCCACATTTTGCCGTGGCTTAGTGCGTCAACAATATCAGAGTAGTTGCCAAGTTCATCGTCTTTTAATACCTTTTTTCGTATCGTATTACCATAAGAATTTGTTACTTCTTTGAAATCATAAATTTCGGCTTGAAGTGACTTAACTGAATTTTCAAACATTGCCGCCTTGTGCAGATTTAAACCTTTCCTGTCTAATTCATAAGCTGCAACAAAAGCCTTGTCGGTAGCCGATACGCCAAAAACACCAGCATTGCCAACTTTTCTGCCAATTTCAAAGTCAACGTGATGACCATACTCATGCCTAACGATTGACCCGCCATCCTTCAGCGGTCGAGCGACCAACTTTCTTTTAGATGGTTGGTAATAACCTCTTTCGCTTTCAATCGCATATTCCTCAATTGGCGGCAACTTATTGACAAGCCTGATTTGGTCGTCAGAAAGTGCGTTCATTGAGGTGGCAAAATCGCCAATTTGGTTTGATGATTTCAGATTGGCAGGAATTTGATATAGGGGTTTACCCTCGGTTATATCTTCTACAACAGGCGGCGCATCCTCTAGCTCCGTGAAAACAGGTCGCCAATGATGGCGGCAGTTATACCCACCACGGACAATGAACGGGTCACCCGATGATTTTCCAGCCCAGTTTCCAGACCAGATTTCCCTGATTTGCTCCTCTGTGTAAGTCTTACCAGAGTGGGTGCGGCAAAACTCCCGTGTGTCGTTAATGTTTGAGCCGTAATACAGCCAAGCATCAGCGCCCGATTCCATGCCAGTCTTGGTGACGATAGACGCATCAAACTGCATTAGCGAGTCATGCACCATTTGGCTAGAGTAGCGGCGCATATTGTTACCTAGCTTGTCAGCGGCATAAATGCTGTGTAGCTTTCTGATTGCTTCCTCTGCGGCGGCTCCACCAGCGTTGGCAATATTCACCAGTTTCTGAATCTCAACTTGGTCAGATTGGGCATATACGCCGTTAATCTTTTGGCGAATAGCCTTCACAGACTCGGCTGCGCTACGTCCTGAGATGGTGTTTTGGTAGACCTCAGTGGCTAACTCATTAAGGAAAGTGCTGGCAATATCCTGAAAGCCTTGGAAAGATTGAGTCTTTAGTGCCCTAATGACATCATCGGTCACGCCAACAAAATCACCATATTGATTGAGCATATTCCCAGCAGACACTGCGGCTTGGGTGTACTCATCAACGATTCGGCTGGATTCTGTAAGGTAGTTGGTCTGGATTGCGGCAGATATGTCTTTTCGTGCCTGAATAGCCCATTCCAAATCAAACAGCGCACCCTGCTTTAGTGGTGCTTTGCCAATTAGATTAGCAAGCGAATCTTCCAGAGCGGTTAAAG